AATCCAACGCGATACCAATTATCAACGAAGAAGAAATGAAAGATTTAGCGAGGATGAGAAGATAATGCACGACGCACTTATGGAACATTGGAATACTCGTGATACTTGCCCTAACTGTGGAGAAACTTTAGAAGGGGACGGATATAGCAATGGNNATCCTGTACGATGTCCTAATGCTCTAGAAGAAGACTGGTGGTACTCCGAGCCAGACAGCGGACCGTGGCTGTGTAGTATTGATGAAGATTATGACGAGCCTACCGAAATGGATGAGTGGGCATCTTTTGATCCGGACTGTTAATGAACGTAGAAGATTTACTTAGCACTAAAGATATTCCTTTCATACCAAAGGGAAAAGACTTTGTTGTTCGTTGTTTGAACCCCGAACACGATGATCGCAACCCTAGTATGAGAATAGACCAAGTAACTGGGGTATTTAATTGCTTTTCTTGTGGGTATAAGGGCACTGTCTTTACACATTTTGGTCATAAGGCCGATAGAATGGAAATGCGAAGACAGATGCTAAAGAAAAAGATAAAACAAGTAAGAGAAAGTAGTGTGGGCGTAGAACTGCCTATAGATGCTACACCTTATATTGGAAACTGGAGAAATATACGCCCAGAAACTTACAGAAAGTTTGGGGCATTCCTAAGTGCTGCAAAAGAATTTAGCGGTAGATTATGTTTCCCTATTCATGATAGGTCAGGGAAGGTGGTGGCTATACAAGCCCGCACTCAAACAAATCAAATACCAAAGTACTACAACGCTCCTGCAGGGGCAAAAATGCCTTTGTTTCCTACGGTTCAGCCTATACAGAGTAGTGTAATAATGGTTGAAGGAATTTTTGATGTTCTTAATCTACATGATAAAGGGCTTATAAATGCGTTATGCTGTTTTGGTGTGCGTAACTTCAATGAGCAAAAAGCAGAAATGCTTTCCGTACAAGGAGTTACAAATATAGATATATTTTTAGATAACGATGAAGCAGGACAAACAGGAGCAAGAAAAGTACAAGAGATATGTGAGGAAATTGGCCTTATAACCCGCATTATTAGTATTGGCGATAAATTTTTAGATGCGGGTGCGCTATCTCAACAACAAGTAGACAAACTACGGAGTAAATTATATGCCTAAGGTTGCATTAGTAGAAACCAAACCAAGCAAAACAAATTTCGCTAGAGAGTTTGAGGGAGCATTTGAGTTTGATCAATACCAGCTTTGCTCAGACCCTAGTATTAAAAAAGTTTTAAAACGAGACTGTGATATAGATATAAACCCAGATGACTATGATTGGGTTGTTCTTGTAGGCTCAGATGCGTTAAAATACTTTACTAAAATTAATTCTGTTACAGAATACTCAGGTAAAAAAGTAGAAAAAAAGTTTTTACCCGTAATTAACCCTGCTATGCTTGCCTTTAAGCCCGAAGCAAAAAGAACTTGGGAAGAATCTAAAAATAATATTATAAAGTACATTTCTGGAGAGATTGAAGATGTAGTAATTAACGAAGAGATTGCTTTCGGTATTCAGAACACGGAGGAAGCGAATGAATTTATTAAGAACGCCATCAAAGATCCACACGGATATGTGGCTCTTGATTCTGAAACGACTGGCCTGTATCCTAGAGATGGCTATATGCTCGGTATTAGTCTTAGTTATAATGGTGAGTGTGGGGCTTATATTGATACCGACTGCTTTGATTATCGCACTGAAGCACTTTTACAGCAGTTATTTGATAATAAAATAGTAGTCTTTCATAATGCTAAATTTGATATGGCGTTCTTTGAGTATCATTTTAATTTCAAGTTTCCTCAGTTTGAGGACACAATGCTACTACACTATTTAATTGATGAGAATCCTGGGGGGCATGGCCTAAAGCAACTATCTCTAAAGTATACTCCGTACGGGGACTATGAAAAGCCCATGTACGATTGGATAGATCAATACAGAAAAGAGACTGGAATACTAAAAGCAGACTTTCAATGGTCTTCAATCCCTTTTGATACTATGAAAACATATGCGGCAATGGATGCGGTATGTACGTTCTTGTTGTACGAAAAGTTTAGAAAGATAAAGCAAAACAAAAAACTTTTAAATGTTTATGATAATCTTTTGATTCCAGGCACTAGATTCCTAACGGATATTCAGGATAATGGGGTGCCTTTTGACAGGGAGAGATTATATATAGCACAGGACGCCATGCAGACAGATATAGATATTGCTATAGATACTCTGTATGAGAACGAAAAAATAAGACGATTCGAGGAGTTAAATGGAAAAACTTTTAATCCAAATAGCACTGTGCAGTTGCGTACTTTATTATTTGACCACTTGGGCCTTAAACCAACTGGAAAGAAAACAGGCACGGGCGCAAATTCTACTGATGCGGAAGTGCTCAAGGAACTCTCACTTCAGAGCGATGTACCACAACTCATCTTGGATATACGACAAAAATCTAAAATCAAGAATACTTATCTTGACAAAATCATACCTCAACTGGATAGAGACTCTCGTCTTCGTACTGGGTTTAACCTTCACAGTACTACTAGTGGCCGTCTTAGCTCTAGTGGTAAACTTAATATGCAGCAACTTCCTAGGGATAATCCTACTGTAAAAGGCTGTATCAAAGCCGCTCCTGGGCACAAGATTGTTGCAATGGATTTAACTACCGCAGAGGTATATGTAGCCGCAGTGTTAGCAGAAGATAAAGCACTCATGGAAGTTTTTAGCTCGGGGGGCAACTTCCACAGTACTATTGCCCATAAAGTTTTTAGACTTCCATGCGCTGTTGAAGAGGTAGCAGAACTATACTCTGATAGGAGACAGGCAGCAAAAGCTGTTACTTTTGGTATTATGTATGGCGCAGGCCCAGCAAAAATTAGTGAACAGGTAACAAAAGATAGTGGAAAATATTTCTCGAAGCATGAGGCAACAGAAGTTATTAATGAATACTTTGAAGCATTTCATCGCTTAAAATCTTGGATTGAAGATAGGCAGAAGTTTATTGAACAAAATGGGTTTGTTTACAGCTTCTTTGGCAGAAAAAGGAGATTACCTAATGTCGAGAGCTCAGATAAGGGCATCAAGAGCCATAGCATTCGCTCTGGTCTTAACTTTTTGGTACAGTCTGCTGCTAGTGATATTAACCTTCTTGGGGCAATAGACATGGGGGACTTTATCAAAAGTCAAAAACTAAACTCCAGAATTTTTGCATTAGTTCATGACTCAATTCTAGCAGAGGTTCCCGAGAAGGAAATTAAATACTATTGTCAGATGCTACAAAAGTTTGTACAAAAAGACAGGGGTATATACATTCCGGGGGCTCCAATAGGGTGTGACTTTGATATTGGAGACGACTACTCAATGGGTAAGTTTACAAAATTATATGATAGTACAGTATAAAAGTATTCATAAAATAAAATTTCCTGTATATGAATTATCTAGTGGAAACTGGTCAAGGCAGGATGGACTACTATTTTTAGAAAGTCAAATAGTAGACGACAAGAATCAAGTAGGGGACACGCTTGGACTAAGAAGGCTGCAAACACCCCATAAAAATATTAAACCCCTAAAAGCTCAAATAGATACTTTTAGGGGAATAATAAAATCTGCTCATAAACATTTTATTGATACTAATGGCACCCCTTTTATCTATGAAAAAACAGAATTTTGTAAGTTAAAATACTATAGGATAAAAAATATAATTCAAAAGGATACCTGTTCTTTACTTAAGTTAGAGAAAGTAAAAAATAGTTTTGCTATACCGAGGCCTCCGCATATTGATATGAAGTATGCAGGAGTTTTACACTACAATGGGCTTCCGTGGGTTTTGTATGACTATGCAGAAACAAAGCTCAAGGATACGAGAAGAAAAATATGAAAGCCGTTCTCAGTAATCGTATTTATATGGATGCTGACTCGAAGCTTCGAGAAAAGCTATCAAAAGAGTTAACCTATAAAATTGCTCCGCAGAATCCTAACGACCCTCCGATCATTATTAAGAATCTGCAGCGGGTGCGCGAAAATTTGGTATCTATACCAATCGGACGAGGAGATCTAATACCAAATGACTATGAAATGGTGGACAAGAGGATTGTGGTGCCTGTTGCTTTTCCTGAGTTTAAGTTTCTACTCCGCGAATCTCAACAAGCCGTCTATGACGATCTCAACGATAGCAGTATCATCAATGCGTGGGTAAGTTGGGGAAAGACATTTACAGGTTTGGCAATTGCTGGAAAATTAGGGCAAAAAACATTAGTTATTACTCACACTGTATCACTACGAAATCAGTGGGCAAAAGAGGTTGAAAAAGTATATGGCATCACTCCAGGAATTATTGGTTCTGGTAATTTCAATACCGATCCTTGTATTGTGGTTGGTAATACCCAAACACTCTACAGAAACATCGATAGAATTCGAAAAATATTTGGAACAATTATCTTGGACGAAATGCATCATGTATCTTCGCCAACGTTTGCAAAAATCATTGACACTAATCACGCGAGATACAAAATTGGACTGAGTGGCACAATCGAGCGAAAAGATGGAAAGCATGTAGTCTTTCGTGACTACTTTGGTAGCAAACTGTTTCAACCTCCGAAAGAAAATTTTATGACTCCGAGCATTGATATTTATCGCTCGGAAGTACGCTTTATGGATGGTGCAAATATTCCATGGGCAAATCGGGTAAATAACCTGGCAAACAATGAGGAATATGTTCATAGTGTCTCGTTACTTGCATCCTACTATGCAGCACGAGGGCATAAGGTACTTGTAGTATCAGATCGCGTGCACTTTCTTAAGACTTGTGCACAATTAGTAGGAGAAAAAGCAATTTGTGTAACAGGGGAAGTGCCCCACGAAGAACGCGAAGTTCTGATTGATGAGATAAATTATGGAAATAAAGAAATACTTTTTGGTACTCAAGCGATATTTAGTGAAGGAATTTCAGTCAATTCCCTCTCTGTGCTTATACTCGGTACCCCTATCAACAACGAACCGCTCCTCACACAGCTCATCGGAAGAGTCATTCGAGAGCAAGAAGGAAAGCGAGACCCTGTAATTGTTGATATACACTTAAAAGGAAAAACTGCAACTCGTCAAGCCTCTAATCGTATGGGCTACTATATAAAGCAAGGCTACGCTATAAAAGAGCTATAGCGTACAAAAATAATTCTTGACATGGGTTCCAATTTAATGTATAATAGTCTATTCTTATATGATTGGCAAAAGATTTATGAAAAGAGTAGAGGCGATGCTTCTTCTATTTTCGTCATCTTTAAAATGATAGTAAATAATGAAGTGCCTAGAAATAAATTCGATAAAACATATAAATTTAGTAATTTACGTTTTATCGGGGATTCTTTTCTTGTGCACCCCGATGTGCTTCTATATAACTCATATAAGTATAGCCATGTTGAGGTGGCCCAGTACCTCGCTTTGGCTTCCTTACGTCCGCTTTCGGACTATTTAACAACTGGGATAACTAGTCTAGAACGTAATTTACTCGAACTAGACATATCATTTTTTGAAGACAACAGGCTACTTAATATTCAAGAAGACAAAATTATTTTTGAGTATGAAGAAGTCCCACAGGAGAAAACACAATGGCATTAAATTTTAACGAAGCCGCAGGCGGCGCAAAAAAATCATCAATCACTTCATTTTCCTATCGTGATGGTGAGAATGAAGTACGGCTTATAGGTGACGTTCTAGCACGTTATGTATACTGGCTTGAAGGAAAGAATGGTAAAAATATTCCGTTTGAGTGTTTATCGTTTGATCGTAATGAAGAGCGGTTTAACAATAAAGAAAAAGACTGGGTTCGTGAGTACCACCCCGATCTAAAGTGTGGCTGGAGCTATGCTATGCAGTGCTTGGATCAAGGTCAGGTAAAAATTATTAATCTAAAAAAGAAGTTGTTTGAAGCTATTCTGCAGGCGGCACAAGACGGTCTAGGAGACCCAACTGATCCAGAAACTGGTTGGGATGTTAAATTTAAACGCGTAAAAACGGGGCCTTTGCCTTATAATGTAGAGTATCAACTTCAAGTATTAAAGTGTAAGCAGCGTACATTGAGTGAAGAAGAAATGGCTGCAATCTCGGATCTGAAGTCTATGGATGACGTAATGCCTCGACCGACTCCGGACGCTCAGAAAAGTCTTCTTGACGAAATTCGAGTAGAAACCTCGGGAGATATGGATGAAGAATTAGAAGCTGAGTTCAAAATGTCATGATTTTATTTACGGCAGACTGGCACTTAAAGCTAGGTCAAAAAAATGTTCCACGTGAGTGGGCACTCAACCGTTATAAATTATTTTTTGAGCAGATTCACTCTCTCGAAAAGCAGTGTAACATGCACGTTATAGGTGGAGACCTTTTTGACCGTCTGCCAAACATGGAAGAGCTGGAGCTGTACTTCTCGTTTATTCGGGAAGTACAGATTCCCACTCTTATCTATGACGGCAATCATGAAGCTACAAAGAAAAACAAAACATTTTTTACTCAACTAAAGCAGGTTAGTAGAGATATTAATCCTTTAGTACAAATAGTGGATATTTCCTATCATGATTCCGATTTTGGTTTTGGCGTTCTTCCTTACGCCGACTTACATAGAAAAGGAAGCATTGAAAAATTTATACAAACAGAACCATTGTTTACTCATGTACGAGGAGAGATACCTCCGCATGTCAAACCAGAGGTGGACTTAGACAGGTTTGAGGATTTTCCAATCGTCTTCGCAGGCGATTTACACGCACATAGTAATACACAAAAAAATATTGTTTATCCCGGGTCTCCTATGACTACTTCATTTCATAGAACCGAAGTCCAAACTGGATACTTGCTTATAAATCCAGAAACCTGGGAATGGATTTGGGAGCCTTTTGATCTTCCTCAACTGATTAGAAAAACAGTTGTTGACGCAAGTGAGATGGTACCTACAAACTATCATCATACTATCTATGAGATAGAGGGCGATATGCAAGAACTCGCGAATGTAAAAAATAATGAACTACTAGATAAGAAAGTAATAAAAAGAAGTTCAGAAGCAACTTTAGTTATAGATAAAGATATGACTATACAAGACGAGCTTGTAGAATATTTGACTTATATTCTGGAAATATCAGAAACCAGAATACCTAACATAATGAGCATATTTAATGATTACGCTACAAAAATTGAAATGGAGTAATTGTTTTAGTTATGGGGAAAACAACGAGTTAATTCTAGAAGAGAATATAGTAACTCAACTTGTTGGCACTAACGGAATGGGGAAGTCCTCCATTCCGTTAATTATAGAAGAAGCCCTATTTAACAAAAACTCCAAAGGAATTAAAAAAGCAGATATTCCGAATCGTTATAATAATGCGGGGTATCATATTCACTTAGAGTTTACTAAGGATAGCAAACACTATGACGTCATTATTGATCGCAAGTCTAGTATTAAGCTTCGTCTTTTGGAAGATGGAGAAGATATTAGTTCTCATACAGCGACCAATACATATAAAACACTCCAAGCTATTATTGGAATCGATTTCAAAACCTTCTCTCAGTTGGTATACCAAAACACAAATAGTAGTTTGCAGTTTCTTACTGCAACGGATACGAATCGCAAGAAGTTTCTTATTGATCTTCTCCACTTAGAGAAGTATGTAGAGCTATTCGAAATCTTTAAGGGCGAGTCAAAAACACATTACTATAATTTAACAAGCATAGAATCTCAGATAGCAACCGTAGAAAAATGGTTGAATGATAATAAACTAAGTGATACATCTGTACTGCCTCTTGAAAATCTTATAATCGAGACGGAGGAAGATGAGAAGGAAGCCGCTCGGCTTACGATGGAAATTAATAATATTTCCGAAAAAAATAAAAAAATTCAAGAGA